TCTAACCAAAATTTACCTTTTTTGTTTTGTTTAAAGTTGTCTCCATAAATTGCAACAATGTCTTTGAATGTAAACCCAACTGAACCTTCGCCCGCACTCATTTCAGATACTCTTTTAATTGTATATAATGATACAGGTTTTTCTTTCAATCTACCTTCCCATTTAGATAAAACTACATCTTTAACTTCACCCAAGTTAATACCTTTTAATTTTCTATCTTCCTTAAACGGATTACAAGATGCTTGAACAATTCCCATAGGCCAAGCAATAATTATAAAGTCAGCTTCAGGATTGTTTCTAAATGGTGTGTATCTATCATATGAACCTGGTTTGTGGAATGGTCCTCCACCATATTGAACAATAATGCCGTCCTCAACTTTTACGTTAGGATTGGTTTTCATTGCCTCAACATATTTTTCTTGGTTTTGTTTTAACACCCCAGGTTCAGGATAACCCTTATCTTTAATTTCTCTTTTAATAATATTAAAGATACTAGTTAGTGATGGTTGAGCGTCCATTACCAACGTTTCCAAGAATTTTGGTTTGTTTTTGAAAGCCAATAATAATTTATTAACCACTAAACCTAATGTCGTTTTGTTATTTTTTACATCTTTATTTTTATCGTAATCAAAAATGTAATTCATTACCATTTCTGGAGTTATCTTATTAACCAAATAATTTGCAGAGTCTACAGTTGAAATCAATTGTACGTCTTCTGCCGAGAATATTTCTTTTGGGGATAAAACCTGTGAGATTGTTTCTACGTTAGACCTTGCCTGTCTGAACGATGTTGATGTTTCTTTTTCGACGCCAGCTTGTGTGTCGTGGTGGTCTGTATGAATAACAAACATTGGTTTACCGTGAGCAAAATCAACAAGAACGGGCATCGTATCAGTTTCCGCTTCAGGTTTCTTAACTGCAAACTCTTTATCTCCGTATTGAATAACCTCAGCGTCAACAACCTTAATTCCGTATTGTTCCAAGTAGTTTTTCATTGCTAGTGCCGTAGTAACACCATCTAAATCTATGTGGAAATATATTTTTGCCTTTGGGTATCTTTTTGCGATATTATTAATATCTCTAATTCCAGATTCGTTAAGCAATCGTTTGTACTGTGATTCCGTTATTACCATTTTCATAATAATAAATACCCCATAAAATAAAAAATCCCATTTATGAAAATGGGATTTCTTGTATTTGTTTTAAATTTTTATTCATATTCTTGAGTAAAATAGTGTTCTCTATAACTTTTTGGTTTGTCATCCGTTTGAGTAAATATGTATTCTTCCAACATCAATGGTGAGTATGTTCCTCGTTTGGCAAGCAGTAAACATTCTTTAACAATATCTCTAATATTAGGTGCACTTCCGTAGTTGCTTACCATCAATTGATGAATCTCTCCAAATTGAACTGCGTATTTATCTTTTATATACCCTTTATCATATAAATAATCATGTCTATACCCTTGTGGGGCTCGATATTTATATTTTGGTTTTGATTCTACATTAGGTCCGTCATTATCAATGACTCCGGTTTTATCTGAATCAAAATCAGAATAAACTTGAGTATTATCGTCTATTTCATTTATCACACGTCTAACAATACGTGATAAATCTCTTTCTGTTAATCTTATAGGTTTTTTCATAATTTTATTTTAATTATAAATACCACATAAAATAAAAAACGCGATTATATAAATGGAATTTCTTGTATTTGACCTAAAGTTTTAAAATATTCAACTCTTGTTTTGGCAATTTCTACGTAATTTGGTGATAACTCAATACCTAACCATCTACGACCCAATATCTCTGCAGCTACCAAACTTGTTCCTGACCCAGCAAATGGGTCTAATACTACATCGTTTTTGTAGGACAATATTTTAATCGCCTTTGTTGGGATGTCCATTGAGAAGGTCGCCTTGGTGAGTGATTTAGTATCTGCAAAGTAATTCCACTGACCAAACACAAGTTCCATAAACTCTTTCTTATCTGTCTCTTCATATACGACTTTCTTTTTTATGGTTCCATCCTCCTGTTCAATGTCAGTAGGTGTCCCTTTCCACTGAGGTTCTCCTTTAACCTTTTTAATGTGGTGTTTTTTGTATGCTAAGATTACACACTCCTTAGGATTATAAATGTATGGGCTTGATGGACTCATCCAAGAACCCCAAGCGGTAGTTTTACTTCTGTGTGGTGATTGTTCCTCAAGGTCGACAATACCAAAGAAACCATAACCAATCTCTTTCATGATTTGCCACATCTCAGATACAAAAAAGATACGACCACCTTTTTTCTGTCTATTGATTTCGTATGGGATGTTCAAAGCAATACGTCCATCATCTTTTAATAATCTATACGTCTCACTTAACCACGCTTTAGCGAATTCAACATAGTCTGTGAACTCCAAATCATCATCATGTACGTCGTAATTAATTCCTACACCATAAGGCGGACTTGTAACGACCAAGTCAATACATCCTTCAGGTAATGTCTTCATCACCTCAATACAATCTCCGTTAATTATTTTTCCCGTTTCTATCATTTTCTTATTTTATACTTTCTAATAAATCCCAAACTTCATTTGAAAACTCTTCAAATAGGTCACCGTCCTCATCATCTGATAAGTCGATAACTTCCTCATCTAAACAAAAATCCACAATTATTTCGTGTATTTCACCAAGTGTCTGTTCGTCATTTTTTAAACCCTCATATTGATTAAGGATTTGATTTTTTTGTTGTTCCGTTAGTTTAATATTAAAAAATGTAATCAATTATTTTATATAAGACAATAAAGGTACCCGATAACCAAGCTAAAACTAAAAACAGAGCAAACACTCTATAGTTTTTTTGAACATGGTCTCTACTTCGTCCTTGGTAGTCATTTGGGTTCCACTCTTTCATTTCTAAATTGTTTGTGCGATTATTTGTGCTAATTTATAACCTGTGAATGCACCAATTGCGGCAGACCCAGGTAATACTATAAATTTACCTAACATTGTTTCATATTTTTTTCTATTCACAATATATGATATTAGTACATAATAAACAATGTAGTTTATTAAAACTAAAAAGTCCAGTTCTTTTGCTGCAAATACAACTATTGAATTTCCAAGAAACCCCCACATAAAGTTAATAAAGGTTTCACGGATTAATTCGTTTGGTGTTGTTATTGCATCTAATACGTTTATTTCCTTATCGAGACCCGTTTTACTTTTCAAGGGTTTCGATGTGGTGTTGGAGGTACCAGAGGGCTTTTCTGAGGTCTTCAAGTTCCTTGTCTTTTCCTTTTTTTCCTGCACGACTTATATATTTTACTGTGTTTCCTAAACTAAATCCTAATTCCCACGCATCAATTACTTTGATTGCTTCGTATGGGTTATTTTTACCTCCGTAATGTTTTGGGTGGTTTACTTGTTCTATCTTAATTGGTGGGCACTGACAAGGTCCAGTACCGCCACATATACATTCTTTCTCCATTATTCTTCTCTATATTCTTTTAATAATTCGTCATTTGATAAAGTTCTATATTTTTTACTCAATCCTGATAGGTCAATATTAGACTTCATGTTGGTTTTAATTTCTAAAATATCTTCAGCAGTATCTAATGATTTTGAAACTTCTCGGATAATCTTATATGGGTCGGCGTTTGAACCCGGTCTTCTATCTTCAACATACCCTTTCCATTCATTTGCAGTGTCCTGTGGAACTCTAATTGATGCTCCTCTATCAGATACACCCCAACTGAATTTATCAATCGCTTGTGTCTCAAACCCACCAGTCAATCGTAAGTGATTGTTTGAACCATACGCTTTGATGTGTTCTTCGTGTCTTGAGGCAAATGAATTGAAAATCGATAAGAAATATTCATACCCACCCTCATTTCTCATTTTAGTGTTTGAGAAGTTGGTGTGTAATCCTGAACCATTCCACTCGCCATGGGTAAGTGGTTTAGGGTGTAAATCAATATGGTACTTATAGTTTTCAGAAATTTTATACAAGAAGTATCTAGTCATCCATAGGTCATCCCCACCTTTTAATTTACCTTTTGAAAACACTTGGTATTCCCATTGTCCTAACGCAACTTCAGCATTTGTTCCTGTAATATCAATACCATATTCTAAACACATATTTAAATGGTCTTCAACAAAATCACGTCCAGCAACATTATGACCTACACCGCAATAATATTCTCCCTGACCTTTAAGAATATTTCTTTTGTGTCCTAAAATACCTCCGTTAATTTCTTCACGGATAAAATATTCTTGTTCAAAACCAAACCAAAGACCTTCTTCTTCTTCATTTAATTTTGCTCTCATGTTAGATTCATGTGGTTTACCTTCTGAATCCATAACCTCACATAAAACATACACAGTACTATTTTCTAATGGAAACCCATATTTTGTATAAACTCTAACCGGTTTTAATATCATATCGGAATTACCAGTATTCGCTTGATTTGTTGATGAGCCATCAAAATTCCAAACCGGTAACTTACCAACTTGTACTACATTTTTAATTGATTCGTAGTCTACGATTTTAACTTTACTTCTTAAATTTGGTTCAGGTTTATAACCATCAAGCCAACTGTATTCTAATTTAACTTTCATTTATTATTATTTATATAGTTGATTATTGTTTCTTCATCGGCACCACTATTGAATAACCTATATACGGCACGAGAAAACTCGTCCGTTGTAAAAACAGCGTCG